CTATGGTTATTCGACAGACCCGGACAGCTATGACGGCTGGTGGGGACTGGTCGCCGACAACACCAATGTCGGGACGGGCGCAGGAAGCCTGAACGGGGATTATCGCCCGAGCAGGGCGGCCGGCAGCCGGCTGATCGGCCGGGCGCGGCTTGCAAACATTGACCGCGATCTGGACGGCAGGGTGCGGGGGGCGAGCTTTGCGGCTGGGCCCTTGGAAGCCGACGGCGCGACTGACCCTGTGCTGGCGCCGGGCAGCGGGCGGCACGAGCAGGTTGCCGGAGAGGCTGGGTTGGCCTGGGCCGGGCGGCTGGGGCCTGCGCCGGTGGTGCATGCGCAGGTGGCGGGTTCCGGCAGGGTTTCCGGCGCGGCGCGGATGGTGGGCGTGGCAGGCTGGCACACGGTGCGGGACACTGCCGCCGGTGTGCGAGACGCAACCTCGGTGGCGCGGGCGGATGGGCAGCGGACGCTGGTGGTGGATGCAGAACGGCGTGTGCTGCGGCCGGCGGACGAATGACGCCCCGGTAGCAGGCGGGCGAACATCTTCGGGCGAAGGAGACGGGACGATGGGCAAGTGGGTTGCGGCAGAGGTTCTGGATGGGGCGTTGCAGCGGGTGGCGGGCGCGACCGGCATGTTTGCGGTCAGCGGTCAGCCGACGAATTATGCGGAGGCAATTGCCGGCAAGCTCGCGGAAGCCGCGCTGGCTGCAGGCGACTTCCTGCTTGCCCCCGGCGACGTGTCGGGGCGCAAGGTGACAGTGGCCGGCAAGTCCGGGGTGAGCGTGGCGGTGAGCGGCCTCGCGGATCATGTGGCGCTGGTCGACCTGGCGGGCAGCCGGTTGCTCTATGTGACGACTTGTCCGCCTCAGGCGATCTCTGCCGGCGGCACGGTGAGCTTCGACCCATGGTCGGTCGAGATCGGGGCCCCTGCCTGAGGAGAGCGGCGATGTTCCTGAAGGATCCGGATTCGGTGCTCGACTATTCCGTGGACTGGACTGCTGCGGCAGCCGGAGCCGGGGCGATCGTGGACAGCCGGTGGACCGTGTCGCCGGCGGAAGCCGGTGGTGCGGTGGTGCTGATGGCAGGTTTGACCGGGATGAGGGCAACGGTGCGGCTGGCGGGCGGCAAAGCAGGCCATGTCTACAGAATTGCGAACCGGGTGCAGCTTGCGGACGGCAGCAGCGATGAACGCAGCCTGGTGGTGCGGGTGGAGGAACGTTGATGGGACAGGTGGAGCGGGCAGCTCCGGCAGCGGCGCTGGCGGAGCTGAAGGCCTTTCTGCGCATTGAGGACGAGGGCGAGGATGCCCTGCTGGCGGGGCTGCTGCGGGCGGCGACCGAGACGATCGAGGCGATGCTTGGGCTGATGCTGTTCGAGCGCGAGGTGGAGGAGCGCGGCACTGTCCGCGACGGCTGCCTGTTGCTGCGGGCGGAGCCGGCGCGCACGCTGGTGCGCGCGGAGCTGCTGGAGCGCGGGCAGGTGGTGCGCACGCTGGAGAGCGGGGAAGCAGAGCTGGTGCCGGGCGCGCACGAGGTGGGCCGGATCGTCTGCCGCGGCCTTGAGGATGGTGCCCAGCTGCTGCTTCGCTTGCGTGCGGGCATGGCAACGGACTGGAACATGGTGCCGGAGATCCTGCGGCTGTGCGTGGTGCGGGCAGCGGCGCACTTCCATGCCCATCGCGACAGCGCGGAGGATGCAGGGCTGCCGCCGGCGGTGGGGCGCATGCTGGCGCCCTGGCGCGCCCGACGGCTGGTGTAGGAGCCAGGGCATGGCGGAATTCAGCGGGCGTCTTTCGGAGCGGGTGCGCTTCGAGGGGCGCGATGAGGTTCGCGGTGAAGCCGGCGCACTGACGTCGGCGTGGACGCTGCGCTTCGTGCGCTGGGCGTCGGTGGATGTGCTGCCGCGGGCGGAGAATGCGGTGCTGTCGGGCGAGACGCGGTACGGCCGGCGGCGTCTGCGCCTGATGCTCAGGGCCGGGGCGCAGCCGACCCTGGACATGCGCATCCTGTGGCGCGGCGAGACGCTGGCGGTGACCGGAATTGATGCCGACCCGCGCGATGGGCGGCTGACGGTGTGGGCCGAGGAAATGATCGGTTGATCGCCTGGCCGCGGAAGCCGGCGGAGGAGAACGTATATGCAGGCGAGCCTAGAGCTGCAGCGCGCGGTGGCAGTGGCGCTGCAGGGGGACGAGGCTGTGCAGCGCCATGGGCTGGCAGTCTTCGACGGCCCGCCGGCGGACGCGCGGGCGCCCTATGTCTCGATCGGTGTCGACGTGGTGGTGCCGCGGGGCTGGGCGGGTGGTGGTGGCGAGGCGCACCGGTTTCGGGTGAGCCTGTGGGACCGACGCGAGGGGCTGGCGCCTGCGAAAGCGATGCTGGCCGACCTGGAGCGGGCGGTGCTGGCAATGCCGGGAAGGGCCGGGGCGTTCCGGCTGGTGGGGCTGCGGCTGGCGCGCGCGAGCGTGCGCCGGACGCGCGCGGGTTGGACGCTGGGCGAGCTGGAGTTCGGCGCGCTTTCTGTGAGGGAGGATTGAGATGGCGGTGGAGAGTGGCGCTGCGTTCCTGCTGAAGCTGAGCGACGGCGGATCGCCCGAGCAGTTCCGGACGGTGGCTGGACTTCGAACGACGCAACTGACGCTTGCAACCGAGCCGGTGGTGGTGACCAACAAGGGTTCGGGTGGATGGCGCGAGCTGCTGCCTTCGGGCGGGGTGCGCTCGGTCTCGATCAGCGGGGCGGGCGTGTTTACCGGCTCGGCTGCCGAGATGCAGCTGAAGGCGCGCGCGCTGAGCGGGGCGCTGGACCGCTATGAGGTGAGCTTCGAGGGCGGCGAGCGGCTGAGGGGCAGCTTTCAGCTGACCCGGCTGGACTATGCCGGGGATTTCAACGGGGAGCGCAGCTACACGCTTTCGCTCGAGGGCTCGGGCGCGGTGGAACTGCTGTGAGGCCGGCCAACGCGGTGAGGGGGGAAGTGGCGCTGCCGCTTCCCTTGGGGCCGTGCCTGCTGCGCCCGAGCTTCGGGGCGCTGGTGGCGGCCGAGTCGGAGCTGGGGAGCCTGTTTGCGCTGCTGGAGCGGGCGGCGGCCGGCGAGGCCCGGATGGCGGAGATGGCAGCGCTGTTCTGGCACTGCCGGGCGGAGCCGGGCGAGATGGAGCGCGGCCGGTTCGAAGCAGCGCTGCTGGAGGCGGGACTGGCGGCGATGCTTCCGCCTTTCCGGGCGCTGCTTTCCGGCGTGTTCGGGGGGCGGGGGTGACGGACTTTGCCACCCTGGCACGTGCAGCGGCTGCGACTGCCACCGGCCGGCTGGGCTGGACCCCCGACCTGTTCTGGGCGGCGACCCCGGCGGAGTTGAAGTCGGCGCTTCAGGGGCTGGCCGGGGCTGCGGCGCCGGCGGAGGCGCCTGCGCCCTTGGCTCGTGAGGAGCTGGCGCGCCTGAGGAAGGACCAGGATGATGGATGAGGAGCTTGAGGGGCTGGCGCTGTCGGTGCGGGCGGATACGGCGGGGTTCGCAAGCGATGTCGCGGCGTTGCGCACGGTGCTGCGCGATGGGCTGCAGGGCGAGGCGGAGTCGGCTGGGCGCGGGATCGAGTCGGCGCTGCGCCGCGCGGCGCGCAGTGGACGGCTGGAGTTCGAGGACCTGGGGAGGGTGGCGGCGCGGGCGCTGGGCGAGATCGCTGCGGCCGCGTTGCGGCTGGACGGCGCCGGCGCCGGGGGCGCACCGGGTGCCGGGCTGTTGGGGCTTCCGGGGCGGGCGACAGGCGGGCCAGTGGCGCCGGGCCGCGCCTATGTGGTGGGAGAGCGTGGTCCGGAGCTGTTCGTGCCGACCTCAAGCGGCCGGGTGGAGGCAGGGGGCGGGGCTGCACGCGGTCCGGTTCGGGTGACCGTGAACGTGGCGGCGCCGCGCGGGGAGGACAGCCGGTTCATGCAGCGCAGCGGGCGGCAGATCGCGCGCGAGGTCCGCCGGGCGCTGGAGCGGGCCGATGGCTGATGCACCCGCCTTCCTGGCGAAACATGGCGACCAGTTGCGCACCGGATGGGTGAAGCGGTTCCGTCCGGCGCTCTGGACGGTCGACTTCCCGCGGCCGATGATGGCGGCGCTGACCGTTGCCGCGCCGGACGCGGTACGGGTGGACCTGGATTTCCTCACGCGTGGCGATCTGGCGGGGTTGATCTGGGCCAGCGAGGATCGCTGGTCGCACCCGCTGGTCGCTTATGCGACCGACCGGGACTATCGCGGCGCCACGCTTGCGTTCGACTGGAGCGCGAGCGGCGTGGTGCCGCTGGACCAGGTCAACGGGGCGGTGCTGACCATCGAGGGGCGCGACGCGGAAGGTGCCGCGCGCAGCTGGTATGTGCGGCTGTGGAACTATGCGGTTGGGACGCCCCAGCAGGCACAGGTGACGCTGGATTTCGCGACCTTGCGGGCGGGGTTCGGCGCCGGCGGCGAGCCGGTGTTCGCAGGTGACATCGACCGGATGTTCGTCTCCGTGGTGCCGGAGGGTTTCGACGGCACGGTAGAGGCGCTTGCGGCACCGGTGGCGGGGGTTGTGACGCTGGCGGCAATGCGCGTGACCGGGCGGCGGACCATGGTGGCGGCCGGTGATGCCTTTCTGCCGGAACATGGCCTGCGCATGGCTTCGGGCTATGACGACAGCTATCATCAGGCGCCCGAGCGGCTGGTCGAGCAGTGGGAGGCGCTCGGGTATCGTGCGCTTGTCAACCACTATGTCGGCATGAGCCATTATTATGCCCTGGCGCATGCGGGGGGCGGGCGGTTCGAGGTTGTCGGAGGGTTGTGCGGCTCGGCTGTGGCCTGGCATCGGGCGCTGCTGAGGGCGGCGCGGGCGCGGGGCTTTTCGCTGGTCCTGTCGCTGTCGTTCGAGCTGTTCGACGCCAATGCACCGGCGGCCTGGGCGCAGCGGGCGGCGGACGGCACGCGGGCGCTGACCGGCTGGGAGCCACCCTCTACGCTGCTGTCGCCGTGCAATCCGTCGGCCATGGCCTGGCTGGGGGGGATTGCCGCAGCCTTTGCCGGGCTGGCGGTGGCCGCAGGCGAGGCCGTGCAGTTCCAGGTGGGGGAACCGTGGTGGTGGGTCGGGCCCGACGGGCGACCCTGTTTCTACGATGCGGCGACGGTTGCGCGGTGGGAGGCGGAGCGGGGGATCGCGCCGCCAGCCATGGAGGATGTGTTGGGGGTTCGGGCGGACACCGAGCGCGAGTGGCTGGGCTGGCTCGGCGAGCGGCTTGCGGAGGCGACATTTGCTGTTCGCGATGCTGCGCGCGCCGTGGCACCGGAGGGGTTTCGCTCGCTGTTGCTCTTCTATGCGCCGCAGGTGCTGGACGCGGATACCCCCGATCTGGCGCTGGCCAACATGCCCATGGCCTGGAGTTTTCCGCAATGGGATGTGCTGCAGCTGGAGGACTATAGTTTCGTGACGGCCGGGAACGAGGCCGGCATGGCGCGGGCGCGCGGGGCAGTGGCGGCGCAGCTGGGATATCCGATCGACCGGCAACACTATCTTGCGGGCTTCGTGCTGCGCGCGGAAGAGGCGGACGTGGCGTGGCCGCGCATTGCGGCGGCAGCGGGCGATGCGGTGCAGCGCGGGGTGCCCGAGGTGTTCCTGTGGGCCTGGCCGCAGGTGGCGCGGGACGGCTTCTGTTGGGCGGTGATCTGCGAGGGCGAAGGGGGCGATGCCGTGGAGGCCTTTCATGACGTGCGATTTCCGCTGGACCTGGGGTTCGAGGCCGTGGGCGGCCCGGAGTTCGCCACGCAGGTGGCGATGCTGGCGTCCGGCCATGAGCAGCGCAACATTCAGTGGGCGCAGGCCCGGCTGAGCTATGATGCCGGAGTTGGAGTGCGCTCGGAGGCGGATCTGGTGCGGCTGCTGGCCTTTTTCCGGGCGCGGCGGGGACGCGCCTTTGCGTTCCGGTTTACCGACCCGATGGACTGCAGCAGTGCAGCCGACGGGAGCCTGGGTGCAGCCGCAGTCTCTCCGCAGGACCAGCTGCTCGGTGTTGGCGACGGGACAAGGCTGAGCTTTCCGCTGGTGAAGCGGTACGGCGAGGCAGGCCGGGAGGAGGTGCGGCGGATCACGCGGCCGCAGGCCGGGACCGTGCGGGTTTCCGTGGGCGGGGTGGAGGCGGAGAGCGGCTGGGCTCTTCTTGCGGAAGGGATCGTTGTGCTGGAGCTGCCGCCGCCACCTGGCGCAGAGGTGCGGTCCGGGTTTCGCTTTGACGTGCCGGTGCGGTTCGCGGTGGACCGGCTGGACGTTTCGCTTTCCGGCGTTCGTTCGGGCGAGGCCCAGAGCGTGCCGCTGGTGGAGGTGCGCGAATGAGTGCGCCTGCGGAATGGCTGGCAGGCGAGGTGATCAGCCTAGCGATGTGCTGGCGGCTGACCCGTGCGGACGGGGTGGTGCTGGGGTTCACCAGCCATGACCGTGAGCTGAGCTTCGAGGGCGTGCGCTATGTGTCGAGGCCTGGAATGACGCCCTCGGCGGTGCGTCAGAGCGACCGGCTGCAGGCGGATTCCATGGAGATCGAGGGCGTGCTGGCAGCGGCTGCGCTGACGGCGCATGACCTGGATACCGGCCGCTGGCGGGGGGCGCGGGTGGAGCTGTTCGCGCTGGACTGGCGCCAGCCGGACGCAGGTGCCGTGTGCCTGCTGCGCGGCGTGATGGGAGACGTGGCGCGCGGGGTGGCGCCGGGATCGCAGGGTGGCGCGAGCTATCGGGTCGAGTTGCACTCCGGCTGGAAGGTACTGCAGGAGCGGGGGCCTTTGCGGATTTCGCCGACCTGTCGGGCGGAGCTTGGCGACGCGCGCTGCGGGGTGGACATGGAGGCCCGGCGGCTGGACACGGCGGTGGTGATGCAGGAGGGCCCGCGCCTGGCCCTTGCGGAGCCGCTGGCGCTGCCCGAGCGCTATGTGCTGGGGTGGCTGCGCTATCTCGAAGGGCCGCTCTGCGGCGTGGATCGCCGGATCGTGGCTGCGGACGGTGCCTGGGTTGAAGTGGATGAGGCGCATGGCGCAACCTGGGCGCAGCAGATGCGGGTGCGGCTGACGGAGGGGTGCGACAAGCGCTTCGCCACCTGCGGCGCGCGCTTCCAGAACGCCGCGGCCTTTGACGGCGAGCCGCACGTGCCGGGCACGGACGCGCTGCTGCGCTATGTCGTGCCCTGAGCAGCGGCCGGCCTCCCATCCGCGCGCGGCACGCATCATCGCCGGGGCCCGGGCGGAACTTGGTGTCTGCTTCCGGGCGCAGGGGCGTGGAGCCGGCGGGCTGGACTGTATCGGCCTGATCGCGCGCGCCGCCCAGGCCGCGGGGATCCCTGTGAAGCTGGCGCCGCACCCTTTGCGGGGGATCGGCCTGGAGCGCGCGCGCAGGATGCTGCTGGAGGCCGGGTGCCGGGAGCTCGCCCTGGACGAAGGGCAGCCGGGTGATCTGCTGCTGGCCTCGCCGGCGACGCTTCAGGTGCATTTCGCGCTGCGCACCGAACAGGGCGTGATCGAGGCGAATGCGCTGTTGCGCCGGGTGGCCGAACGACCGTGCGGGGCCGGTGAGCGCTGGCAAAGTGCGTGGCGGCTTCCACAGGGAGAGGAATGATGGCGTCGGTGCTGTTTTCGACCATCGGACAGGCAGTCGGTGGCCCGCTGGGCGCCGGAATCGGCCTGGCTGTGGGTGCGGGCGTTGACTCGGCGTTGCTGCGCGGGGTGGGGCGAGGTGCGCGGGATGGATATGCCCAAGCTTCCGCCTATGGCGAGCCCGTGCCCCTGTTGTTCGGAACCAATCGGGTTGCGGGGCAGGTGATCTGGGCACTGCCGCCTGCAGACTCATCAAGCCGGAAGGGCAGCGGGCGCCAGGCGAAGACGGCCAGCCTGGCGGTCGCGCTGTGCCGTGGGCGGATCCGCGAGGTCCGGCGGATCTGGGCGGATGGCCGGCTGTTTCGCGACCCGAACGGTGAGTTCGAGGTGCCGGTGCAGATGCGCGTGCATGCCGGTGACGGTGCCGCGCCTGACCCGCTGGTGGTGGCGGCGGAAGGGCCGGACGCGGCGCCGGCCTTTCTTTCCCTGGCCTATGTGGTGTTCGAGGATCTGCCGCTGGAGCCGTTCGGCAACCGGATTCCCTCGTTCAGCTTCGAGGTTGTTGCCGATGGCGACGATCCGGCAAGTTGGCTTGGCAGGCTGGCTGGCGAAGCCGGGATCGCCGGAACGGCCGGCGCGACTCCGATGCAGGCGCAGGGCTTTGCCGCCTTCGCCTTGCCGGCCGAGGAGGATCTCTCGGTGCTCGCGGAGGTGGCGGACGCGCATCCTGCCATTGAGGACGGGATGGTCAGGCTGGGTGGAGACGGAAAGGCCTTCACGCTCGCGGACGCGGGCTGGCTTGCGCCCGGCGACCCCGAGCCCGAGGGACCGCAGCGATGGGCGGGTCAGCGGCCGGCGACCGCGGAGATCGGCTATCTGGATGTGGCGCGCGAATACCAGCTTGGGCAGCAGCGGACG